AATGATTTTACCTGAAAACGATATATGTAAATTTGTTGGCTTTTCCGCTGTTCGCACAGGTTCAGCTCCCGTCAAGATGTACGGTTCACCTGGACATTTTGAAGAATTTGTGCAGACATTGGATGATGATGATAAATCTTACATGTATTCACGTTTTACTGATAAGGTTATGGTAGCAGGTGGGACCTCTGCAATGTTTGGTAACATACGGCAGATGGCTGAGCCAAATGCATGTAAGTTCACATACGATGATATGATAGAAGCTATTAACCAACGGAAACACTATTTTAAGCTACCACATTTAGGCAGTTTGAAGAATTATGAGCTGCATGGGGTACGTGTTAACCCGGAAGCGTATAGTGGATTCGTGACATCTATGTGTTCAGGCCAGCTGCGCAGGGCTTCCCACCAATTTTCAGAGGTTATCGCTAAACTGTTTTTCAAGCGCATAAAGAAGAAGCGCGTCAATTCACTAGATTTGTGGAAATTCGGTACTAGACCTAAGGCGAATAAACTTGTAAGTGAAGATAAACCATTGAAAGCTAGGCCCATCGCATTATGTGATGACGTTCTAGTTAAAGTGGGTTCAATTACCAGTCAGCGCATTATTGACAGACTGAAGTTTATGGATTATAGTGAGATTTTTATTGGCAAAGCTCTTACTTCAACAGATATGAATTATATTAAGGAACAATTAGTGCGTGATGACGTGCTTTACGCATCACCAGATTGGTCACAGTATGATAATTATCTATATGAAGAGGTGATGGTTACGGCTTGTAGTTTATTACAGCAATGTTTTGATGATGATGTTGAAGTTCGCAACTATTTCCATTATATTACATCATCGGTTGTGGATAAACACATTATTATTGAACCAGGAGCTATATATAAACTGATGAAGGGACTACCGTCGGGCCACCCCTTTACTGCACTTGTAAACACAGTAGCTTGCTGGATTCTATGGACTACTATTTTCTATAAATGTAGTATTCTATCAGGTATACCACTTGACGAGAGGTGACGTGTTATATGTGCTGGAGATGACAGTATAATAACGTTTCCTTTAGAGTTGCCAACGTCATTAATTAATGACGTCGCTAAAGGCTCAGGCATGTTATTGGATGACATCAATACTAGTATACACCCATTCCTGACTCAAGATAATGGTAGAGGCGCTCACTTCTTAAGGAGACAATTCTCATCATGAGGTGCTCCTGTATGAGATGATGAGTACATCTTTGATAGAATACGTTTCGTG